GTTCAAATACAACAGCTACATCTGGTGGAATGTCATTTGCGCCGTATTTAAATCCGTTTTTACCTTTTTTAGCGCCTGCTAAGAATGCCTTTTGTTCTGCAGGAATTGACACAAATGTTGTTTTAACTGATAACTTACCATTCGATACTGCAGTCGCAGCGACCATGTTGTCACCGTATTCTTCTTCTACCTCTTGTGGGCGGTCAACTTCGATTTCTTTTAAGAATCGTGTGCGGTGACCTGATTTAACTTTCCAAGCTTTATCAGTATCACTTTCAATCGGCGCCCAATAAAAATTAGTAACACCAATAGCAATACCTGACACACCTGTAGTTTCCGCAAAGTGTTGTAAGTTTAACTTTAATTTTTCCATTTAAAATCCTCCTAAAATAATAGAGAACCTGACGCACGTATGATTTCTCTAAAAGTTAGAGTTTCAACCTCGTACATCGGTTCTCTGTAATATGCTTTAAAATTTAATTGCTTTAGATCCTCCACAATCGCCTCTGCTTGCTCATGTGGTTCATCTGTTGACCACCAAATGTCGATTTGGAAGTCAAATTCTCTTGTGAATTCCTCATTATCCGCATATTCATCGGGATTATACGGTAACGGAGTAATTCTTACGATAGGTTGATTTGTCGATTCGTGAAAATTTTCAGGAACCACGTATTTAAATATATTATCCTCAACCGTAATACGTTTATCGGCGATGAGTTTCTTGTAAATCACATCTGTTACATTCATTTCATCACCCTTTTCATAGCGGTTAGCATTGCTTTATATACCAGCTTACTACCGTCTTTTTCTGTTTTAGTTATCCACAATTGAGGACGTTGATACATTGTGCCAAATTCAGTTGCATGTATGCGGTGCGAATAACCTTTTGTATAACCAATAAGCACATACTTTTCACTTGAATCACGGTCAGTTCGAATATTCGACACGGCGATGTTATCTTTAGCATGTCTTTTGTTCTCACTGACAGGCGTATTACGTTTCAATAAAGGTGTAAGCGCCCTTGCGCCAGCTTTTAATACACGATTCTGTGACGCCTTGAACTCTAATTGCTTTCTAACCAAACCTTGTTCGATGTCATTTTTTTCAATCTTCGCACCCATTAGAAAACCACCTCGCAATAAACACGCACATAAGACTTATCTTCATAGTCCTTTTTGACGTATTTGATTTGGTACTTATCGCCTTCATGTATTACATAATGCTTATTGTTAGGTTTATAGTCCCCTCGTGGATCGCGTATGATGATTGTTTTAATAAACTGCGAACTTGTGGTTAGGCTTGTTTGCATGTCTGATTCTCTAGCGTCTTGAATACATGCGTAGCAACTGTATAACTCCTCTGTAATTGGCTTTTGTGGAAGCCCATTGATTGATTTACTGGTATCATGGCAAAAAGTGACACGTTCGTTTAGCCTATTCGAATTGAATTTCATACGCTGACCGCAACTTATGCACGACACTTAATACCATGTGAGGTGCATAACTCAAATTCCTTTCGTTAAATGCTAAACGATTTTCAAAGTAATAAGCAGTGAGTGGGTAAACTGCAGTTTTAAATAGTGTTTGCTCCTCTAACCAAGCCTTGTCATCAGTAACCGCACTCGCTATATCTTCTTTTGCCCATTCGTAATACATTTCCAGTAAATCATCTTCTGAACTATGGTCTATCTTGCAATGCTTCTTTAATAGCTGTAAATCACTCACTGCTATCACCTACTTAACATCGATACGTTCTAAAATACCGTTTTGTGGCGTTCCGTTTTTATTAACTTCATTGGCGCGTTTTACCGTCATATCGACTTCGTCGCCCACTCTTAACACTTTTTGTAACTCTTTATCAATATAAGCCGTTTTCACTTTATATTTTGCCACTTTCAATCACCTCTATAGTGTTTCCATATGGTCTTCTTCTGGCAATTGACTGTCATCATATTCAATGACAATAGCTGATTTATAGTCTAAGATTCGGCAATCTTGACGTACTGCCACCATTAAGCACTCACCAAAATGCATGTAGTCTGTCCATGACGCTTGGTATTGCGAACGGTCAAATAACACGATAGCGTCTTTTAAGTTACCGATAATCATCGTGTTTTTCCCTTTTTCACCGAGCATTTCATCAGGCAAGATTTCCACTTTAGCGCCTAATAAACGTTGTTGCGTTTTCTCTTTAACGTCAGGTTGGATTAAGTAGTTACCTAACTTATCTTTCATTTTGTCTAATTTCGCAAACATCGTTTGAGACACAATAGCTACATTATGCTCGTAGTTAGGTTTCACATTTAAGTTCACAGCGTCTTTAATGTCGTCTAAAGATTTCGCTTTCTTAGTTTCTAATTTAGCGCCCTCTTTTTCAAAACCGCTATCTTTAGAACCTGTCGAACCTTTAGTGATGACATCAATAATCGCTTTATTACGTGTAGCTGCAATCGTACGTGCCATCCATAATTTTAATTCTTGTAATACATTAACTTTCGCATCTTCAATTGCTTCACGAGAGATTCGGAAGTAACCGCGGTGTGTATTGATGTCGTATGCTAATTGGAAGAATGGTTTAACCGCTAATTCAGGGTTTTCTTCTAATTCTTCTACCTTTTCAAGAGCTGCGACCTCTGACTGACGCACAACTGGATATTTACCTGAACCATTAGTAACACGTTTAACAGTTACGTATTTATCAAGGTTAAACTCAACTTCTTTTAATTTAAGAATGTCAGTTACAATTTCTTCAGGGATTAAAACAAAGCCTGAATCCGTTTTAAGTGAACCACCTTGAATGTCTTTGCGTGTTTCTAAATAATTAGTAAAGTCACGTACTTCTTGAGATGTCACTTGAGTGTCTTGAATTGAAATACCTAATTCATTTAAATTTGGTGCATTACGGTAGGCACGTGTAGGTTCAACTACAACTGGCTGTACATCTGTTTCTTCACTATTGTCTTTCTCTTGTAATTTTTTCAATTCTTCTTCTTTTTCTTTAATCTGTGTGCGTAGATCAGCGATTTCCTTTTCTAAAGTCTCCGCTTTCTCTAACTCGTCGTTGTCTAATGCACGTGTAGCGTATCTGATTTTTAAATCAATACTACGTTTCAAATCCGAAATTTCGGAACGTAAAATTTCTTTTTTATTCATTTGAATTCCTCCTAAATTTTTGCATAAAAATAGACGTCGCTTTTTAAGCACGTCCAATGGTTGTATTTGTTAATGGTGTCCAACTTCACCAAGCTTATTTGTAATTGAATGTTTTTTGAGTTTTAACTCTAACGCTCTTTTGCGTTCGTCATTTTTAATGTTCTCAATGCTACGTAATGCCGGTTTAACATCAGTGTCTTTGTATGCAGGATAAGTTACCACTGACACGTCTGTAAGCTCACGAATAGCTTTTAAAGTACGTTTGTAGATGTTTTCTTGTTGGTCAAAACGCATTTCATCACCTTGTTCATCAAGCATAAAACCAAATGAACATTGATTGATGTTACCTACACGCATATTCTCGTACAAGTCACGTGCAAACGTTGTATTCGGTAATTTACAACGATATTTTAACCCAACATCATCAGTTTCCAGTTCTAATGTTCCTGATTTCGTTCTGCCGATAATTTGCGATGGCACATGATCTACTAAACAACGCACATCAGACAAATCAGTGTTCTCTAAAGCACTACGTGAAATTGTTTCTTTGAATCCACCTAGATTTTCTGACCATGTGTCGAATTTCAAAGCGTAACCTTCAATGACCATTTCATTATCATCATTCGAACGGACTTCTGTGATATTTCCGATTCTCGTTTCCTTTGCCATCTTCCTCACCTCCTCTTCAGAAGTCTTTTTCTCGAAATATTCATGAATGCGTTGCTTAAATATTTCCTTATTTGGTCTACTTTCATCCTTTTCAAGACGACTTAAACATTCTTCTTCCGTTGCTTCAACTTCTTCAATGTCATAATCACAACCTTCAAGTTGTCGATTAAGCGATTCGGTCATATTACATGTTAAAAGATAAAAATTTTCAAAGTCTTTATTTGTCTGCGAATCATTTATAAATATTTTTCGAAAACCCGCGATTATGTGTTTAGCATTTTCATTATGATCATGAATATCCAAATGAGTGATAGCGCGTTGCATCAAATCCCAGTCGAATACAACGTCTTTGTCCGTTAATCTTTGTTGAACCATAGTAGATTTACCAGCACACGGTGGTCCTTTGACTACAGTTAATTTAGCCACCTTCCTCACCACCTTTCAATTTGTTATCAGTACCACGTGATTTATTCATTTGGTACTCATCAACAAGTGCTATATTTACGTGGTTAAGGTCAACACGATGGATACTACCGTAACCCCCAGGTATAGGTGGTAAACCATCACGTTTACGCACCTCATCAATGTTCGTTTTGCCCGAATCGATATTGATTTTATCGATTTCAGCTTGTGTCTTTTCATCAACCACACGTATTTCAGTCGTATCGAATTTAAATTCACAAACTTTGTCTGTGTATTCATCATTAAATTTGAAATCCAACTCTGCACACACACAAGTAATGTAAGGTTTTAACGTTGAAAGATAGTCCAGGTTAGCATCTGTAATACTCATATTCGTAGTTTCGATACCGAATTTATGCAACGGTATACCAAATACACCGGCAATCTCACGTGTGGACGATTTATTCTCACGAATTAACTTTAAGACTTCAGTGTCGACTTCTAATTGGTCGAATGTCATCGATTCATCAAGCACAACCACTTTACCGGCTTGCTTAGTACCACTAAATGCTTTGTGAAATTCCTCTCTCGCACGGTTTCTTGCTTTTTTATCATTCAAGACGCCTTTCATCTTAAGTATTCCGCCTGCATGTGTACCATTGCGCAAGAAGTTGTTTAAGAAGTCCTTACCATTGTTATCAGAATCAATCGTTTTACTTAAAGTATCTAACAAAGACAGCCCGTGAATCCCATCTAACGAGTAAAATTTAATGTCTAACATATCTTCATATTTAATATCTCGACTGATAAATTGACCGTTATCATCAGTACGTTCATGTGAATAATAAGGACGTCCCAATCGGTCAGATTTTAATTCTACTTCTGAAGTTTTACGGAACATCAAACTGATTGGATTACCTAACTTATCGCGTGTGATCTCGACATAACCATGAGAGGTTAATAAAGCATTGGCAAATACAACCAATTTAAAGATATAGCCGTTATACAGTGAATTCGGCCTAGTATTTAGCAAATTAACAACCTTGTTACTATAATCAATCTGGCCGTTAACGTTCAATCTAATAGGCATACGTGCTAAATCAGACGCAATCATCATTACTGCTGTAAAAATGTCACTGTGCTTAATGGCATCTATAGGCGTATACTGCCTTAAATTAGTGCCCTGAAAACCAGGTAACGTCTGAACCATCATCTGTAAATCGTCTTCGTTATACTGTAAATCTCTATTTTCGTTTCTTAAGAAGATACCCACTTAATCACCTCCTCTCCCGTGATTCGTTGTCAATGATTAACGCAATAATCACAAGAAATGTACCTGTATTAATTAAACCGACTACAACACCAAATCCTAAATATGTTGCAGTGTTTACAATAATTAATCCCAATAAAAAAAGGATGCTAACAATGTTAACAACCAATAGTTTTAACGGTATTAAAAGTTTGTTTAAATTCATCATCGCACCCCCTTTAAAATCCGAATTCTTCATTTTCATATATTGATGACCAATCTACCTCGAATTCATGCATACTCGCTTCACTAAAAGCAGTTATGACAGAGATGATAGGGTCAATCTTTTGTCGATTCATCTTCTTGTTAATCTTAACGTTATCCTCTCCGTCGTAAATTAAAACAGCGTTATTTACGGCAATGGTTAATAGGTTATTACCAAAATGTTTAATCGTCTTTTCAGCAACCCATACTCGAAATTGCTTAATAGGTTGTGAAAGGCTTCTGAAACTTTGCCCAACTTCAATTAGAGGCCAATCAATCACCATGGATTCTAGCGTGGTCACAAATGATTGTGCATTCCACGGATCATAACACAATGCTTTAACATTTAATTGGTGTTCATCCACAACATCTAAGATGTATTCAATAACACGCTTGTAATCAATCATGCCACTTTCCGATGTGGTTACTTCCGCCTCTCCTGTATTAATTAATTTTTCATAATTAATCTTGTCACGTTTTGACTTCTGTTCGAGCGTGGTCCTTAATCCAATAAACGAATGGCTGTCAATTAACATATCACCATCATCTGTTGGGAATATAAACCCTACAGAAGTTAAGTCGTCAAGTCTTGATAAATCGACACCGATATAAACGTCTTTGCCGTACAAACTATAATCATCACGATTCACTTCGATGGATTCCCATTCATTAATATTGATTAAGCTATCTTCTTTGTTCGCTTGCCAAAGATTAAAGTTTTTAATCAAAATCTTATGAAATGACGTACCTTTTTCTAATTCGTCTTGAATATCCCCTTTTATATTTCTCAGTATTGTGTCTCTATGTTCCTCAGACTCTAAAAGTGGCATTGCCTTAATCCACAATGATTCGTCATTCACTTCATCTTCTGAATCCATTTCGGCACAGTAAACAAAGTAATTATCCGCTTTAACTTCACCCGATAATATTTTAGTAATGTATTTATACTCTTGATACATCTGACTATTCAAATTGTCGCCTGCCGTCGAAATCAAGAGAGTGAGAGGGTTCTTTTGCAACGTCATACCCGTTTTAAATCTTGAGTACATTTCATCGTCAGGCATACTTGCTAACTCGTCCAGAATAGCCACAGTTGGGTCTTTACCATCAACTGCATCAGGATTGTTAGAAAGTGGTTCAAACACGCTCTCTGACGTTATATGGGCAAGGTCTGTTTTACGTACTTCTGTTGATTTACGTATTAAATCACTTTTATTACGCAACAACTTAATTTGTTGACTTGCCATTTTAAAAATAGTCTTAGCTTGCTTATAAGTTGATGATGATACATATATTTGTCGGTTGTACTTTGGATATTGACCAAAAAGCAATTCATTTAGCGACATCCCAGACACTACTAGCGATTTACCTTGTTTCCTCGCCATACTTACATAGCATTTAGTAAATCGTCTATAACCACCGTCACGACGCCAACCGTAAATACTACCAACAATAAACTTTTGAAATAGCATTAATGGCATAGGTTCGTTCGTTTTAGGGTCAGGCAACATCTCAATAAACTTTATTGCTTTATTTGCTTTTTCAACATCCCAATAACAACCGTCAGGGGGGTTCTTTAAATCATTTAAGTGACGTTTAGCTACTGCGTAATTCTTTTTACTAACGAGTATGTCGCCACTTACAACCTTCTTGGCGTAAAGTGTTGCATAATCAATCATTAGTCGTCACTCGCAAATTGTTTGAATGGATCATCATCTTCTTTTTCATCAGGTACGATAATACGTAATCGACTATCTATCGTTAACCCTAACGTGTTAGCCGTTTGTTGCATACGTATACCGGCTTTCTCCTTTACGTTAAATGCCGGGTTTACTTTCTGATTGCCTTTATCATCCACAATCATTAAGTCCTCTTGCTCTAAAATGACGCTTGCTTTTACGAAATCACTGTAAAAGCTACAGTATTGTGCAATTTGCCCTGTGTCTAATTTAGAAATAGGCAATTCTTGCATATGCGGGATAATTCGCTTGTATTCTTCTTTTGCAATATCATCTAAAAAATCAGGTGGGGTTACGTCAATCTTTGAAAATTTATTTAATTCCGCTTCTTGACGTTCTTTTTCAATTATTTCTTCTTTTGTATAATTCTTGTTCGAATTTAATAATAATTTTTTCGGTCTGCCCGCCAAAATTAGCACCTCCTACTAAAAAGTTTAAAAAAAGGGAAATCTTTAAGAGAGTATATGGGCCTCGTTCTTCAGCACTCTCCTCACCGCCCCCGTTCTTTGATGCGGGGGACTTCCTTCTGCTCTCTTTTCGTTTTCCTGTTGTGGCATTCATAGCACAATGGCTGTAAGTTTTCTTTTTCCAGCCGTTTCGACCAATCAACTTTTGTCGGGATTATATGGTCAACCATTTGTGCTTGTCGTCCACATGATCTACAAATATAATCATTCTCCATCAACACAATTTCCCGCATTCTCTGCCACTGCCTAGATTTATAAAAACGTAAGTATTCAGGGTCATTCCGTCGTCTTACATCGTTATATTTATCATTTACATACGGTTTATGCTTATCACAGTATGATTGATTGAATGATATAAGTGCATTGCATGTAGGATGATTGCATCGTCTCATTACCGCCATTCAATCACCTTCCTAAGTCTTTAATGTCGACCACAATGTCTTTAGTTTGGTTCGCAATCAATACTTGATTACCAATGATGTCATGCACAATGTACTTGTCTTTGTTGAAAGTCACTGCATCACCTTTATTGATGACCTTGTGTAAGTCAGGTTGATACGTGTTTACATTCAGTCCTGCTACAGTATCTAGCGTTACATTATTAAGCGATGCCATGCATGTAATATGTTCTAGTGCATCACCTAGCAACATAGTTACCGCATCGTTATCATTATTAGCTAACTGTCCGACAACGGATACTAACGACAGTAGATGTTGATTGTATTCTGTTGGTTTCTTCAAAGACTGATACTTATTTAACTCCATAAGTCACCTCATAAATAAAAAGACACCACACAATGTGATGTCTTAATCTCATATATTTAATTCTTCTTTCAACGCTCGCTGTAAAGTCTGACTAAAGTTAACACCTTTCTCTTTACCTAACACAACCATATACTGTGGTAATGTAACCATCTTATTCACGGTCTTATTCTCTTCTTTAATCCTAACGAGTTTAGTATCAACAGTAACCAATTGTAATTGCTCATTATCACTTAGATCATTAATGAGTTCCTTATATTCAGATGGTGCAGGTATATCATCTCCATCATCTTCCATTACTAGCAAATGTCCTTCCAATACATCTTGTGCCATAAATACAGCGTCTTCTATATCACTACCACATGTCAATGCACCAGGTAAATCTGGAAAGTATACGTTATAATCATTGCCTTCTCTCTGCAATACTGCATAGAAATGATACTTCATATTAATCCCTCCATATCAAGAAAATGCAAGAGGACTATAATAGCCCTGCTTGCTTTAAGATTGAGCGCTCTGTTCCACGCGGTAAATCTTTCTTCGGATGCGGAACAGTGACTTTACCTTTACGAGTTGGATGCTTATAGTGATGATGACTACCAACCACTCTTACAAGATACCATCCATCTTGCTCAATCTTCTTAATAACTTCTTTAGATGAGCTCATCTTGATTTACCTCCTACATATATTATAACATATGTATTTGAGTTAGGGAATAATGACTATAACAAAAGACACTGCGGTTAACAGTGTCTAGTGATTATGTTTTGTATTTTATTTGAGAGTATAACCTCTACGGTTATTATAATAAATATAAGTTGATATACATAATACTGTGCAAAATGTGCAAAGTGTGCAATTTGTGTAATCCTTTACTGTTGCTTCATATATATATTAACAATATCATTCAACCTATTATATACATTCCTACGACTCATCATCATTAATACTTCCACACGTGAGAAGCTTTCACCTTGCTTTAGTAGCTGCAAGATGTGATAGTTCTTATCGTTAGTTATAAGATGCTCGTACTTATCTATGAAAGTTACTTTATCGATTAAGTCTTGCGTCTTACGTCTATCCTTATCATTACGTATGACTCGTACCAACACTTTATCTACAGTATCACCTTGGCCTTTCGGCATAGCGGATTCAATCCCATACTGTCCAATAGATGTGCTGTCATATTCATACACTTGATGGTCAATAAGTCGACGCATCCAATGGTAATCCATTATCAATTGTTTAACTTCAGACGGTGTGTACATTCGTTACCTCCATAAAATTATTGATCAAAAGGTGTACGTTCTGCCTTTATAATTTCCAAAGCCTGTTCTTCTGTAAACCCTTCTTTTCTTAAAGTTGTAAGCCTTTCACGTTGATAGGCAGATTTCATCTTAGCTATCTCAATAATAATTGGTAGTTGCGAGTTCAGCTCATATATTTGATTCTTTATGTTAATATCATCTTTCTTTGTACCGTCTAATTTAAATATGTTATCCATATATCAATCCAACTCCTCTAGTTTAGGTATATCTGCTTTGCCTAATTTAATGCGTTACCTCCTACTCATAAATACAAAAGAATTTATCTTTTGGCATTACATCGTAGATATAATCTCCAGTTTCGTGGTTTGAAAGATGCGCATATTCAGGATTTAAATATCTATAAAAAATAGTACCTACAGGAAAGCACCCTTTTCTAGGAATGTCTATTACTTCTTTACCAGATCTATTAACTTTTAATAAAATTCCTTCATAGTGACAACCCACAAATTCACATACTTCTTCAAAATTCTCATATCCATTAAACTCGATATATTCTACTTCTCTTGGTTTCTCCGTAGCTCTTTTAACCATATTATCGCCCTCTTTTTTGAATTTATTTAAAAACTTTTCAATATCCAGTTCGCTTGTTTCTATGTGATCAAAATTAGGTTTATCAACCAATCCACCAACGTTTGTGTGTTTTTTCTTTTTGATATTCATGTCCGTCCTCCTACTTCTTTAACTTCTCAATATCTTCTTCGCTAAAAAACCTACGTGCCAACACAATCATTGTGTATTCCAATTCATCTATATAACTTGTTAAATAGTAATTGCGTATTAACAGTCCAATTGACAACAGTGAAAGTATTATGATTAATATGTGCATTACTTACCACCCAACATATCGTTAGTTAATTTCTTTGCACCCTCGTAAATTAGAATCGTTACCAGTGTGTGCAATACCACTCTTAAATATTTCATATGATCACTCCTTATTAAGTAACTCCTTGATTCGTTGTAGTATGTCTTTACTACACGTATCCTTTTTCTGTGTCTGCTGTTCCGTCTTGTCTTGCATGGTTACGCTCCATTTTGTTTTTGTATGCTGCGATGAGTTGTTCTACTGTGTAGAATCTATGCGCTATGCCCAATGTTAAGACGATAGTTTCGTTTAATGCAATTGCGTTATCAATCACTCCAAACAATTCATCATATTCATATTTCTCAATTTCAACGTGTAGTCCACTATCATAATTTTGAATGCGACTAAAAGTTAAATCATTTATCTTTCCAATTTGATTTGTAATACTCAACGCAAACGCTAACATGTCAGCCAATTCATCTAACTGAACATCTAACGGCTTGCCTGGTTTCTTTTTCCAATTCTTGAAAGTTTCTAATGTGTTAAACCACTCAAAAAACTCAACCACATATGCAATCTTGCTATCCTGCAAATTCAGTGTTGGAATTCTGCTATCAAATTCCTTTTGTATTTGTAAAAGCTCTTTCAATTGATCTACTGTTAAATCATTCATTTATTTGTCCCCCTTAGTGAGATTAAGCGCTCTAATTTCGAATAATGCATTTACAATAAAAATTGCTGTGACAAAAGCCAAGCCTCTTATCCCTTCGAATTTAGTAACCGAGACGAACAGCACCATCACCATCACAATCAACATAAAAACCAAACTACAAATCCTACTTACATACTTGTTGTTGAATCGATGATGGAGGAAATGTTCCGTTAACACACAAACAACAAAAGTAAATATAAGCGTCCATGCAGTCATCTATTCGTCCTCCTCAGATACTCTAATCTCTACAGTGCAGCATACCACTATACCGCCCCATTTAAATGCGATAGCGTGTGCTTTATCTTGTGACACAAACTGTTCTGCGTCTTTAATGTTGTGTGTTGGATACCACCCAGCATTAAACGGGACTCGTTTTAAGTAAACCTCTTCATTCACTTGAACTACAAAATGTTTTAATTCCATTCCTGAGCCCCCTCATTCCATTTACTGCCTTCTTTAACTAATCCACGTACAGTCAATTCATGACTCAATCTAAACTCATTTCCGCCCTCTCGATACCACACATCGGCTAGGTATCTACCGAATGCATCGGCTTGATACGTCTGCACGTACACGTCCTTACCTAATACAGTTTGAGTCGTAAATGCTTTCGCTTCGTTGTAGCCAGGCTTACCACGCTCAGGTGTGTCCACACCCAGCAATCTAACCTTGCGTACCGTGTGTGTATGAAAGCCAAGATCAATGCGCATTTCCAAAGTGTCCCCGTCAATCACACGTAATACTTTGGCTTTGAAAATGTATAATTGTTTATCTAGCGTCATTCTTTAGCACCTCATCTAATTTATGTCTTAACCCTAAATACCACGTATTGTGACTGACCGATAACTTATAATTGATATGGAGAGTGAATAACTCCACCACATAATCTAGTTTGCGTTTATACTCATCGCGCTCTGCACGTAAGCGGGTAATGTCTGCGATGAGTGTGTCGCGTTCTTTTTCGAGTTGAATTATTCTCTCTCCCAAATTTACTAAAGAATTCATTCAACCATCTCCCCATTACGCCATATCAGCGTCATAGTGTAGTCATCGTTAAGAATGTAGAATGCCGAGTTTATAATCCCTTCGCCTTTTGTATAGACATTTAACACTTCTGATATAGACTTTTTAGGACGTGTTGCAATTAACGACCTTCCGTTCTGCACATAATAATTCACCAACTTAGGTATCACAGTATCTTCCGTAATTTCTTCTTCAACTTCAAATGTGAAAGTTTCGTCCGGTTCGACCGCTGTTTCAATAGTCACCCAACTATCATCATGAAAACAAACTTCCCCATCTTTACTACCATAAAAAATTCTATGTTCTTCGCCATTCTTCCAACCCCATTGAATCAGTTCTGGTAACGTCATTTCTCTTTTAGTTTTAATTTTTACCATTCTTAATGTCCTCCTTATTTATCTGCTCAATCCTTTATCTGCAATAAATTGTTCCAATTCATCTTCCGTCATGTAATCGTTAAGGTAGAAGTATCCGTTAAAACCATAACCACATACATAATACTTGCCATGTTGTGGTATGACTGATACCACTGGTTTGTCATTCTTGTATAGATAAAATCTATCTAGTAATCCCATTCTTAATCCCCCTACATATCAAAAATACTAATCTGACTCCCTAACTCCTCTGCATACATCAGATTGTGAATTGCCTTATATTCGTTAAATTCTGCATAAGTGAAGAAATCATCTATGTGACTGAAGTGTGATTGCGGAAAACCACGCATGTTGTAGCCTCCATCGGTTTCACGTACGATCATTACTTTTTCTTCTGCACTGTTATATAAGTGGAATGTGTTCATCAGTAAATAACCTCCCAATCGTCGTCGTCAGTTATGTTGTAATACCATGCATTGTCTAACTCTATTTGCGCCATTTCTTTGCCTTTAAAGTTGTAGTACAGTTCTGTTACTTTGCCTTCATAAGGCTTTTCTTGCTCGCTGTCTGTGTAAAATGCAACACGATCATCAATTTTTAATTCTCTTACTTTCATCAAATCACACCCCCATGCTTTAATATGTGTCTGATTGTCCAACCCTTACGGATGCGTTGAGTAATTACTTTTCTATCGACACCAACCTTCTTAGCTAACTGATTTGTAGTGAATTCTTGTCCGTTATAGCTCCACACTTTTGATTTATCTCTTTCGATAGTAGGAAATTCGATAAGTTCAACTTCTTTTTCAGGTTCAACCTCTTCAAAATCTTCAGGTTTTTTGCAAGGTACATTTGCAAACTTACACAACTCGCGATAATAGGGACTTGCTGGCACCGACTGCGGTACTGTTTTAAGCCAGGGCTTCTCTTTACGTTTACTTTTGTACTCCTGATATGCTTTTTCTGTCTTTATTTGGTCCCAATTATCTAATTCAGATTGTGCTATTTTTTCTCCATTACGTTTTAACGCTATTACTGTATGCATATTTAATCCCCCTCTATAATTTTTAGTGCGTCTTCTACACTGTATGCTATACCTGCCAATGCTCCGTTTTGTTTGACCACATCTATAAATTTGTATTGGTCCTCACGAACACGACCACCAGGCTTTTTAACTTCTATAAAAAATATCTGTCCATCTTTTCTAAATCCGAATAGATCACTAAAACCTTTAGGCAATCCTGTATCAAAAAATCTACCGTCTTGTGTTCTAACTTTTCCTACATTCGCTCTGAAAATTACATTTTCTTTAGATGCAGCTATTCGAATTAAGTTCTGAATATCTTGTTCGGTCATTTAAACCTCCATAAAATTAAACTTGGAATACCTTACAATGGTTATGTGTAAGGGTTTGTTCTTACTCTCCCAAGGGATTGGATGACATTTGTAAGGGTGGAACCCTTTTTGAAGTTTTTTTACTATATAAACCTATATATTTTTATTAGTTACTACTTTTCTATATAACTATTCCAACTATTACTAATAAGTAATAAAAAGTAGTATAAGTATTGATATATCAAGGATTTCGGACTGGAAGGGTTTTTCTTAAACCCCTCCAAAACTCTTCCTAAACCCTTACATCTTCAATTTGAAATAATTAGGATTATGTTCTTTTAGTAATTCAACTCCTAAATAATGAACGCCATTTGAAGTTAACCACTTTAGTTTTTTCTTCATTTCTATTCCAAATTTAGTATTTGTCATTCTGTATTGATTATTTTCTTTCGCCCAATCATCGTAAGCCTGAAATAACACACTACTTTTAATACGTGTCATCTCATTTTTTCTGACACAACATTCTTCTAAAAACATTTCTATAGGGTCCATTTCCGCTCTATACTCATCTCTCTGCTCTCTAACAATTTCAGGTTCAGATAATCCGATACGTTGCCATTCAAGGTAACCATCAACACACCACTTAATGATTGCAGGCAGTTCTTCTTTTAACTTTTGAGGTAACTCACGATCTACTTCATGCAGTGGTATTTGTTTAGCAAATGGAATAATTACAAATCGTCTCCAAATACCTTCATCAGTACCACGTACATATGGTTTATGGTTAGTTGCCATCCACAGTTTTAATTGTGGAGTAAATTCGAAACTGTTCTCATGTAATTTACGAGCAGATATTCTGTCACCACCGGTAATCTGTTTTAACAATCCTTCGTCGAATCTGTCGCCCTCATTAGGTTCTGTCGTGGTAACAAATCTAGCACCGTCTAATTTTGCTAATTCAGGCGTAGGACCACCGTTGTTACCTAACTTCGATGTCATAATCACCTGTGGTTGAATATTCGTTGAGTAGTCTCCAAAAACTTCATTAATGACATCTAAGAATACTGATTTACCATTACGACCGTTACCATATAAAACAAACAAAACTTGTTCTGTGGTATATCCTGAAAGTGAGTAGCCGATGCAACGTTGAATAAATTTAATCAACTCTTGATTGCCTAGAAAGATATCATCTAAGAATTGCTCCCACTTTGGACAATCTGCTTTATCTGTATATTCAATATTGGATATTTTAGTAAAATATTTATTTTTATCATGGTCTAATAACTCGCCATTGTTTAAATTGATGTAACCGTTTTGTGTATTAAATAGGGAAAAGTCAGTATCGAAATTGTGGTTATGAATAGGTAGTAAATGCTGACATTCTTTCATCATGTTTTCTTTTTTGTTATGGTTACGTGAATCTTTCCAGTGTCTCGTTCTAAACTTTTTAATTTCTTCATCTTTGTAACCCTCATAATGTTCAGCTGATATTTTTTCATCTTTAAGGCTTGCTACTACTTTATCTACTAGTGTTTTCATTTTTCCTGAATCGTCTTTTTTCCATCTTTTACCATCGTAGTAATACCAAGAATTTGCAGTATAGTTGTAGCGAATAAAGTCACCAAATTTATCTTTTAGTCGTTCTGCATTTCCAGTATCATCATATGAATAGCGTTTATTCTTTTTAGCAGGTTTAACGTCTTGGTCCATAACATATATTTGAAAGTCGTTATCCGGTGATACTTCAGGTATAAACTCGTTTTGACATCCATCAATCGCTTTACTGATAGTCTGATTGCCATATGTGTCATTGCCATGTGTGTTATCCCATTTATCACGATATAGGACTGACTTTCTAAATATTTCATCCATTTTATGCGGATCGCGTGCAGTCCAAAATGCTAAATCGTTACAGAAAGCTAAGTCTGCTTCTGATTGCGATGTATAAAATTGTGACCAATCCCCCTCAAACAATGTGGTAAAGCGTAATCCGTTTTTTGACTTTTTAGCAATATCAATAATTTGTTCTGCAGATAAATCATTACCAAAACCTTTACTTGTATTAATGACTTTCTTTTCTGTATCAGGTTTTAAAATGTACTTACTATGCAGATACGATAGTTTATTCATTTCATCTTCTGTAATACCTTGATAACCACCAATATTTTTTCCTGTCATCGTAAAGAATCGACCTTTGTCATAAATCTCGACGTTTCCACGTCTGCGTCCTTTAGGTGGTAATTCACCTTTAAGAATTAAATGAATTCCATTACCTGATGGACTAATTTCTGCATATGTTTCAAGCACGTCTATAAATTCTGAAATAATGTTGTCAGAATCATAGCTTTCTAAATATTCAGTAATTTCTTGACTTACATCATCTAAATCCACACCTATATAAGGCTCTTTAAAGAAAAATCCTACTCCGTCATAATTGACTGATAAGCTTGCAGCATCTTCAAAAGACACCCACGTTGATTCATCATTCGACTTTGCTAATTTATTGGTTAGAGGGTTATACGGACGTTTTGTTTTACGTCCGTTTGTACCCTGTTCAATTCTGAAACAACACCAATGATCTAATTCTTGTAATTCATAGGGTATGTTGTCGTACATAATAACCCTCCCTTGATTTTTACCTTATGAATTAAAATGGTAAGTCGTCATCCTCGATATTGGCTCCTCCGCCTGCAAATGGATTAGAACCGTCTTCAGTTTTGAATTTATGGTTTAATTCAGGGAACTTCGTATTTTCCCAACGTTTTACATTTAAATTTTCGTAAGTTTTACCGTTATTTTCTGAGGTTTCATTTTTCACTGACACTCTCACTGACTTTCCTAAGAAGTCTGCGAATAATTCTTCGATGGATTTATAAGCCTTGCCTTGTTGTAATTGTGCAGCTGCTCCAATTGTGTTAAAGAAACGCATATCGTATTTACCAGTAGCTTTTGTTTTCCAAATCTTGTGGAAGATTTTACTGTTTTTATTCTTTTGATCAATATCGTTACGAATTGTTAATTGTACATCCACATATTCTGTTCCTGATTTAGTTGCGTTCTCCTCGAATTTAGTAATTACTGTTTCGTATGTTCCGTCTTGAACACCTCCGTCGAAAGTATCTTCCATGTTTAAAGTAAAGTTTGTCATAATTTTATTCCTCCAATTAATTTATTAATCCTAAAATTTTGCCTTGATAGTAAGCCCAACCAGGCTTGTAATTAAGTGATTCTGCAAGCTCGTATAATTCTTTCATAGACTTGCATTCACTAGGTTTTTTAAATTGTAATCTGATAATGTTTTCTTCAGTAATTTCTTCAAGTTCTACATCTTCGACTGCATAAGCAGTTTTTTTTGTTTCTGTTGTAAAGTCATGTCCACATGTAGGACATTGTTTTTGATTTGAAAATATAACGTTTAAACATTCAGGACATTCTTTTACATGTATTTCAGATTTTTCGCGAGGTGGTTTACCTTCGAAATATTTCAACCAATCTCTTTCTGAATCAGGTAATTCATGAATGCTCCAATTGTTAACTAAATCTATAATGATTGCCTTTTTATTAGGTTGATAACGCATGGCACGCATAGTTTGTTGAATGAATAAACTTAATGATTCAGTCGGTCTAAGCAGTATCACGCAATGACAATCAGGAATGTCGAATCCTTCACCAAACAATTCAGCGTTAGTTAATATATCAATTTCACCGTTCCTGAACTTCTCAACGACCTCTAAACGTTCTTGAGTTTTAGCTTTGCCATCTAAGTGATAAGCTTTGTAGCCTTTTTGCTTAAACTGTTCAGCAACACGTTTACTAGATTCAACATTGTATGCATAGATAATTGTTTTTAACCCTTTGGCATGTTGCTCATAATTCTTTAGTACATCACCATATATCTTTTTATCGAATGCTTCTGAAATAGATTTCTGCGAATATTCACCGCGTTGGTGTTTTAATTTTTCGTGATTTATTAGATCAATTGATAAATATTTATAGGGTGCTAAACGTTTGTTATCAATCAACCATTTAACCGATTTACCTAGCACAATATCGTCGAATAAATCTGTAAACCCTTGACCATTTAATCTACAAGGCGTTGCGGTAAAACCTATTACATAAGCGTTTGGAAATGCATTAATTATGTTTCTATACGTTTTAGATAAAGTATGATGCGCCTCGTCTATCACAATGATTCTAGGCTCGACCACATTACCTTTTTTCACTCTGTTCGAAATGGTCTGTACCATGCCTACTTGAGATAAATTCCAATTAACATTATTTGCAGAAAAAGTTTTTGATATCTGCGACACTAGTTCATTCCTGTGGACGACAGTAAGCACTCGATTATTCTTTTCGTTTGCACGTCTCACAAGCTCACTCATTGTCACCGTTTTCCCACTGCCTGCGGGACTTTGTACCATTATCCGCTTGTTATCATTCGCCATACTTTGATGAATACCATCTAGTAATTCATGTTGATAATCACGTAGGGCTATCATCACTGCCACCCACTTTAAATAAATCCTCTTGTAAACAGTGTTCTCTGCTATCTAACTGATTTTTAGCGAATATCTGATTTGTTGGCATCAGGATAAATCCTCGTTTACCCGATTCTTTATTCACGATTAATCTAGCGACCACCTGGCACAGCCCTGCAACGTTATCACGAATTGTTTTACGAATATCAGGTACAGATTGTGTGATTTGTTGTCCGGCAGGTGTATAAAAGTCGTAGTTTGTTTCCCATGCAAGTAATACCAATCGTTTATTTAATGATTGTAGAAATCGCAAACTATCAATTGTAAAAAAGTCTACTCTTTGATAATGTGACATTTCAGGAACTCTTTGATTTTTACCAGTTCGTCCAAGATTGGCTAACATTGATCTAAACAATTCAGATAAGTTGTCGATTACGATGTTGTCGTAGTTATCAAGTATCGATTTATTATTCTTATCAGCAAACCATTTCATTAATTCGCCCCATTCTTCCCACGCATCGTGTGAGTTGAATTCTAGAATGTCGATATTTTCATTACCTTTGAGTGGGCGTTCTGATTTGTCAACGTTCACATATAACGTTTTTCCTTCAAGGAAGTTGAGAGTATGTGTTTTACCACTGCCTGGTTTTCCATAAATAAAGTAAGTAGCTTTATCAGTGGTGATTTCTTTAGCACTTTTTATATTGAAAGTCATTATAATTCCACCCTTTCAATTTCGTCAGTTTCAGTATGCGTGTGTTTGTAAACATCGTGCGTCGTTGTATCGATTAGCACATTTTCCATTCCATCGAATTTACGTGCATCACGTTTATCTGTTGAGTACTTGATGTTAGGATTGGCATCTGTAGGACGGTTCATTACATAAATGTCTAAATCTTTGTGCTTATAAAAATAAGTAACTACTTTGCTCATCGAAACCCTCCTAATAGCCCATTCATTACGTGGTCATATTCATCTACGTTTTCAGCAATCCACATTCTCGCTTCGTAAATTAAAATATCTGTGGCACTTTCCATGCCTGATACGTCATTGATTGTGATTTCACTGACCGTAGTGTTATCACGATCTTGTATCGTTACGTCCACGCCGAATTCAGTTTTAGCGACGTACATGTAGAATTTGAATCCGTCTATCGTGATTGTTTTCGAAAATTCTTGTCCAATTTCGTAATACATTTGCATTTTCCTCCTTATTTGATATAATGAGGTCGGATATTAAAGTGTTAATGACCGACTCCCGACTGTTTGCTAGTTGCAGCTAGCATTCAGTCTTTTTTCGTTTTCTTGGAATAACATGTAAGCAGCTAAACCTAATAAAATTCCGAAGAATGCTGTGTAAATAATATTTTCAGTTATCAAGTGGATAAAAAATCCGCTTGTTATCACCGTTAATGTCAACATTAAATGCTTCATTTTTTACTCCTTTCAAATCTGACATGTTCGTGAATTTGAGTATTATACTCTTTTAGAAACTTCATCATTTCTCGACGATCAAACTTATAATGCCCCTTGCCATCCTCATTTGGAAAAGTTGAAAATTTTGCTATCTTACGACGGAAATAGTCGTTTGCTAACACGTTTTCTGTAAACCATTGCTTACTGCAAGGAAACGCATCCGCCACTTCTTGCAACGTCATATTGACGGGTCTACTATCTACAAGTTCCTTATATTCAGCTTTAGAGATGATAATGTGGTCATCAGGAATTGGTACGGTTACTTGGATTGTTTGAACCATAAGGGCACCTCCTATTTATATTTGTTGTGCTATACTTCTCTTATCTCCTTGTAGGAAGGAGATGATAAGTATGAGTTTTAAAATGTACTGTTACTTATTTTCGCTTTACCTTAAAGGCCAATTGAAATACAAAGATAATAGAACTACTGATCGTTTATTAAACAAAAATTACATCTATCAAAAAATTGTGGATTTTGACGGTTATTTTCCTATTCATGACGATTACGTCTATATCTCTGATGAAGGTAGAGAATTCTTCGAAAACTTTAATTTAAAATTTGCAATACCACTGCTACTATCGACATTGTCATTGCTAGTATCGATAACAGCGTTGGTAATATCGATTGTGTTTTAATTTCTTCTTTCGGTCGGTTATTTTCATTTAAAACCTTAATTAAATATCCGACTGAATGATTGTAATCTGCGCTTCCTCTTCTTAAAGCGAGTAATAATAATTTTGCTTTGGTTAAGTGATAATTTTTGTCATTTAATATCGACATTAATTCCTTTTTATGTTCTTCGTTCATAATGTCCTCCTTAATTTTGTTGTTCGATTGTGAATTTTGTTCATAAATTTTCTGCTATACTCCTGTTAAGGAGGTGAAAAACTTATGAAAAATTACTATCATCTTTTATCTTTTCATGATGATATGGCTGAAAAATCTGTTAATAGCTTTCTC